AGACATCACTCAACGGATGTACCTACGACGAAACCGACGAATCGGAGTAACAGAAAGTTCAGCAAACCTACTCTTCACTGGATTCGGTGACGTAGGAACAGCTGAAACCTTTACTGCCTCTGGTAACGTCTGGAGTGCAGAAGTTTCAAAGATGTTCTTCACAGCCGTTGGCGCAACTGACCTTGCCCTACAGCTAGATGAAGGAATCGAAATGAGTCGACCAAAGCCAATGACTGGCGAGGCTCACTTCACCCGACTATCAGGAGTGACTATGCACAATGCAAAGACATTTACTGACGGTAAGTACATGACTGTGACTACTTTTGTAGACGCATCTGACTACTAACCAAGTTATCTCACCCTTATGGGTGGGGGAGAGCAGATACCGTCTTTTCTCCCTTGTCCATAAACAACACACACCATGCAATTAAAAGATGATACAAATCAATACAACAGCCTGTATCACCTGTCTTTGCGGTGGGCGCGAGCTGATTCTAATAACTTCACCTACGCAGACTTTATTCAGTCGCTAAATATGGCAGTTAATCGACTGACTGCGGTAGCACAACGGCACGACAAGAGCTGGAAGTCACAGGATACAAACTCCACCAGCAACCTACTAGATACTACAAACAATCTAGCTATCGGCGAAAATATCATCGCTATCTCTACCCCGTGGAGGAAAATCTCACGGATAAGAATTAAAGAGTCCAACGGCACATCGTGGAAGACACTGACGTTTAAAAGTCGTGACGTGGTTACTGATGATGAGATGGTTAGTGGAATGTTAGACCATTATTACCTACTAGGAGGCAATTTATACATTGTTGGCTTCTCTAACTACGCAGCATCTAACGGCGTAGAAGTACAATACCAAGAGGGTCCGGTAGCCTTTACACCAGAAGCCGGAGATGAGGATGCAGTAGTAGGTTTTGACCCTATCTTTGAAGAGTTGGCAGCTTTAATGCCCGCATTAGACTACCTAGAGATAAACGGACCAGACGAACAAGCTCGCAAGGTAGAGGTGCGTATTGGAGTCGAACCACGCCGAGGAATTGAGGGGTCAGGACTTCTTAACGCCCTAGCAGTTACCTACCAAGAGCGACACGACATCGAGCATACACTTAGTTTGGCGAGCAACAACACAGCCGATGGCTTACTAAACGATTATTCAGGTAACTACCCACTCTACTAACATGAAAAGCCTATTCAGTGGCGGATACAGAGGACTCTCAGACAGCATATTTAGCGGTCAGCGGGGTTCTGTGTCTAAAAGTGTTGGTATAGACAGTCGAAGCAAGCCAGGGGTCTTAAAAGCGCACCAGCGGCTTACTAAAGATTCAGGTACAGTCGTAGATGAGCTGTGCAAATCAGCAGTTACACTAAAAGACGGCAAGAAAGTGTGGTTTGGAGGTCGCAAAGCCTACCTAGACAACGCTGGCACCTATTCAGAAAAGCTAGATTTTAGTGCAATCACTAAAGACATTCTATTTACCAGTCGAGAAACTGACACATTCATCGGGGAACCAAGTAGTATTGTGCGATTTAATGCCACAGGAAGCGTTGCATACGTTTCTAGCACTTCAACAGGCAAAATACGGCAATATTCTCTGTCCGAGTTGTACAATTTAGACACAGCGACACTGGTATACACGTTTACAGTGGCACACACGTCATTCTGGGTATCTGACAGTGCGTTATTTGCACTAGACACTAACCAAGTGCGAGTATTTGCACTGATTGGAGGCAACCTGCTGGATGCTACACAAAATGATGTATGGGACATCTCAGCCCAGACTACAACCGCGACTGATATTTCATTTAACACCGCTGGAACGCAGTTATTTATCATGGACGCCGATGGTGATGTGTACTCATACACCTTATCACCAGCCTTTGGACAGAACATGCCAGCGTTTCGGATGTTGTTGGCAGCGGGAGGAGGTAGTGGAGCTGGGACTGGAAGTACAGGAAATGATGATGAAAGAATAGGTGGGGGTGGTGGAGCGGGCGGTCTTTGGGAAGGTTTTGAAGAATATTTAGAGCCGTCTGTTTCTTATGATATAACCGTAGGGGCTGGTGCCAATGGTGTTATTGGAGATAATCAAGGTTTAGATGGAGCTGATACTGTGGCTTTTGGTAAAACCTTGAGGGGTGGAGGTGGTGGTGGTAAAACCGATGACAATGATAGAAATCAAGAAGTCAATGACGGACGTGATGGTGGTTCAGGTGGTGGCGGTGGTGAACACGATGAAGATGGAGGTGCTGACACAAATGGACAAGGTGGTCAAGCCTTAGGAACAGGCTCTTTTTCTCAAACAGGAACCAGAGGTGGCCGACCAAATGGTGGGGGACTTAGCTGGGTAAGTGAAATTAGTGGAAGTAGTGTTACCTATGCTCAAGGTGGTGGGAATGCAGCTGACAACAACAGTGGAGCTGATGCAAATACCGTTGGCGGAGGTGGGGAAGGTGCTCACGGAAATGATACCAGTGTTTCCTATAATGGCGGAGCTGGTTTCCGCGGTGAAGCTATCCTACGATTCAAGACAGCCGATGTCACCTACACACAAACAGGCGGCACAGTAACAACAGACGGCGCTGATACAATCATTGTCTGGACAACCACAGGTACATTTAGTCACACAGTCACGTCACCAATCACGTACGCTTCTACCCAATCATTCCCTACCGCTAGAGCGTTTGCGGTTGAAAGTGGCCGAGTGTTGTTTATTGTAGGGGACAGTGTTGTTCAGTACACCATGACAGCTTATGACTTCGCTACCGCCACCAAATCTGACAATGAGTTGGCGACAAATAGCGAGTTAGCAAACTTAGTTTCTCCCAGAGGGCTATTCATTGCACCGGATGCTTTGTATATCTCGTACGAAACGGGAGGCAAAAGTAATAGATTGTCGGTGTCAAAACATACGTTTGTTACCAGTGGTACAGACATCCTAAACGCCAAGGTGCTGACAGTATCAGTACCAACTTTAGCTAAAACCAAGAAGCTCTACGATAGTGTCGGAGCAACAGAGTCACGAGCTAGTAATACCGGCTACAACGGCACAGACCCAACAGTAGTAGTAAACACTAATCGGTTACTAGATATTTTCATACGGAATTTTATCATTTCTGCTTCATTTGTCCGTGTCTTCTTTTCTCCAGACCCTACTCAAAACATCCGAGGCTATGCTACCGCCAAAAGTGCTAGCACGATTACCGTCACTGAAGACGACGATATTGCAACCGACAACTTTATCCAATTTGACACTGTAGTTGCTGACGCCATGATTCTACAAGAGTCAGCCGGGAAAACATCATTTGACGGGAAAGATGTAGTTATCCAGCCAATTACTCTTACCCGAAATACAACTTTAGACTCAGTCAAGGTAAAACTCCGAGAGGGACACGGTATCAACGGTGGCTACACAGTGAAGCTAGATATAAAAAACGGTGCAACCGTAGTAGCGACGAGTACAGTAACTATTGGACCTGATGATATTGGTACTAGCGAAACGCTGGTAGACTTTACTTTCACCGCGGCAACGCTAGTTGCAGGAACTAAATACACTTTTGAAGTCAGTATTCCCAGTGTGGCATCTTTAGGGTTCAATCGAAGGCAAAACCGCTACGTCGTGTGTCCAGTCAAAACACGAACAGTAGCAGACGAACGAATACCGGCTACCGACGATGTGGAAATGCAGTTACAGATGTTTGACAGCACTATCACTGATACAGAAGCCGATACAATAAATGAAGAACGTATCTACTTTGTGACAGACAAGATGGCTTTCTACATTAAAGCGAGTGATGTAGCTGGCTCATGGGTTGGTAAAGTGCAAGCGGTGGGTGAGTTTGAGAATGGTGCAGACGTTCACCCGATGGCGGTACAAAACCTATCTTTGTTTATCGGGGATGCGTTTAACATGGCTGAAATCAACCGCTCTGGTAGGTTTGTACCAGTAACTAACCTGAACGTACCTAAAGGCGAAACGATTACCGCTTTAGCTCCGTTTGACATCGACATTGTTATTGGTACGCAGACAGGAAACTACGGGCGCGCACTACGGTGGGATGGTATCTCTGAAAGCTGGAACGCTGAGGATATTGTTTATGAGAAAGGTGGTATCACCGCCTTTATTATCGACGACAACTTTATCTACCCAGTGGCAGGTAATCGAGGGTCTATCTACTACTACAACGGAGCTAAGTGTGAAGACTTTGTTACTATTCCAGAAATAGAGAATCAAGATACGATAAAAGTAAACGGTAACGCAGTCGGGTACTTTAGAGGCACACCACTAGTCGGCGTTTCAAACTTATCTGGTAACCCAGTACTCCAAGGTATCTACGGCTACGGCTCATACAACTCAAACTACGCCAAGTCACTATCACTAGACTTCCCAATGCCAAGTGGTCAATTTTCAGGGGTAGAAATTGGTGCAATCCTTACAGAAGGTAACGACCTGTACGTAGCGTGGACTGACGGGACTGATACAGGAATTGCTAAAATTGACTGGAGTAATAAATACGCTTCGGCTTACTTCGAGACACTGACCTTAACACAAGCTATGAACCGTCACCAAGCTAAGACCGTGTCAGACGTAATCGTGCCGTATCACAAGCTCCCTGCAAGCACTGGTATTACTATTGGAATCAATAAAGACTATGATACTGCCTACACCAACATGGATGTGCTGGACGGTACTGTGCGGAAAGTAGTAAAACTCAAGTCACCAAGTACACCGGATACAATCAATCCCCAGCTACGAATTGGCTTGACGGTAAACGCAAACGACACGCCGGAGATAGAAGATGTGTTATTTGCCATAGCTAGTGTAGGAAATAAATAATATGGCTAAAGATAAACTAGAAAATGAAGTAGAGCAGTTTACCGAGGGCGAACGGTTTTATGAAG